AGGAAGCCATCTGGCTTAGTGAAGGTGTCAATACCCTCAACAAAGGCACTCAGGTAGCTACTAACAGCAGACAAACGCTTCAGGTCTGTCAGGAATGCTACAGCTTCATCCATCTTCTTAGTCTTAGCAGTACCAATCAACACATCTAAGTTATCCTTACCAGTGCTGAAACCATTGGCACTAACCCACTTCTTACTGGGTGCAGCAAAACCTAGACCTGCTAAATGATTTAGTGGTTTAAGCTGATAGCCTCTAGCATCACAGTCTTTGCACTTGTTAGGTCTAGCAAACTTTGTGCCATCTTTCTTAATACGATATACTTTGCCTTCACCCTGACAGGTTGGACATGTAAATGCCTTAGTCCTACGTATGATAGTACTGTTAGCTTCTACTGCTGCCCTAAACTCTTTCTTGTTATACGTATGTTCGAATAACTCTACCCATTCTTTCTTGTCGTTAACCTTACAAGAGAATACAACCTGAGACATTTGCTCTGGAGAGTTGAGATTGATAGGTGTATCACCCATGATCTTACGTACCTGATGCTGTAGCCTATCTTCTATACCTGCTTTCTCTTGCTCAAACTCTAATCTTACCTCGTCAAGGGCTGATCTATCCACCCTGATTCCTGACATGTACATTCGGGTGAGGGTTTTACAGGTGCGGAAGGTAACGTCTCGGATAGTGTGTAACGACTTTGACTCTGGCTCGGCGTAGTCTGCTTCGATAGCGTGGAACAACTCACGAGTGGTATCGAGATCACCCCTAAGATAAAAGCTAAGTTCATCCAACGGTATTTCATTTGTATTGTATCCTTCCTTAAAGTAATTCTTTAATGTGTCTTGCTTCTGCATATCTAACTGTCTGCGTTGGGCGCATCCATCAAGACTGAGTGGCAACTTCTGACCTCTAAGCAATATGTACTCGGCTAACATCGTGTCATAGATAGCCCCATCATACTTGAAACCACACTCCCAGAGCCACATCATATCGTGTTGTGCATTGTGCATGATTAAAAGCTTTGTAAGGTCCAGTACATCTTGGACTAGCTTACGCCCAACGCCACTGGTATCCTTCTTTTCTTGATGGTCTATATTAACAATGTGTGTTTCTCCAGGTTTATCAGCATTTTGCATACCAACCTGTACCAGAAAGTTTCCCTGCTCGTAGGGGTCTAGATGCCACTTATTGTTTCGTCTTTGTGTTGTGTTCTCTACATCTAATACTATTCTCATGTTCTCTCCTATGCGGTGTATAGCGATCTACCACCATCTAATTCACAGTGGACAACCCCATGCCATCCACCCTTAAGTTTATTCTTTGCTATGTTTAAGTGTCGCTGAGTATCCTCTTCATCAGCACCTTCAACTATAGGGTTCTTACTTATCAACAGCATCAAATCTGCTTCTGCTGCCTTGCCTGTCTTACTGCCTTCCATCATGGATTGATCTACATATACCTTACCTTCAGCTACAGCACTCAACTGCGACATCCATACAACACAACAGTTGTACTGCTTAGCAATGTTACGAGCATAGATAGCGGCATCTTTTAGGTACACATCGGACTTATCGCTGTTCTTTGTAGCAAACTTATCTCCCATGTCTAATATAAGGATGTCTGGCTTCTCTTGTTTGACTAAGGACTCAACCCACTGCAAGTCTTTGTTGGTGCTATCCTTGATACGAATGTTCTGGCGTACTGGCTCATAGCGTTTACGTGCTAGTGCTACATTACCTTTCACTTCTTCCATTGTCATATTGGTTGCAGCACTAAGGTATCTTGCACCCACACGCTCGTATGCTTCCTCATTACATAAGACTACACACTTAGCGCCCTGATGCGCCCAACCCTCTGAACCTGCTATGAGTGACGCATGAAAAGATGTCTTACCAGTATTAGGTCTAGCACCTACGAGTAACAAGTGACCACCTGATACACCCTCAACCTTACGTCTCAGGCTTGGTATGTTAAACTTCCATTGGGTAGCCAAGTCATTAGCTTTCAGTAGTGTATCAATAGTTATGTCTTCCCAATCTATTTTGATGTTAGGTGTAAAGTCGTCCTTGAAGTCCTCAAGTAATCTGCGTAATGGCTCAAGGCTTTCCTCACTACCATTAACAAAGTCAAACCCTAAGTTGGCAACCTTCTCTCCTACATACTGTTGAAAGAGTTTACCTAAAACATTATCAGCTATATCTTTTTTAATTGTATCTTCATTGTTTAACTTCCTAAACAAATCACCGTATGCTGTTTTGGTAGCTGTAGTCATTGTTTGATTTTGTGCATAGAACAAAGCTTCTAAGTCTGCAGGGTTAAGATCCCCCTCATAATTCTTCATTGCTGCATCAAGTGTTTGTTTGATCTTGCGTATATCTTTAGTGAATATCTTATCAGGACATCTTATACCCTTGTGCTGATCATAAAATTCTCTGTTTAGTAGCGTCTTTATAAGTGCTAATTCAATCATAGTGTAACCTTCTCTATTACGTAGTAACATCCCTCTGGCGAATGTATTGCATTCAATATGTCTTTAAGTTGATTGTAAGACATGTAGATCATATCCTCTCTAGATATGCCCTCATTAAATTGTTGCATATAAACTGTACCATCATTCGCTATGGTAACTTTCACATCTTCATATGCATCATCTTCATCAAGTGTAGTAATTACTGAACAGTTCTCTTCCATCTCTACACTATACATTAAAACATCACCTCGCCATCAACTATGAGCGTATTGTGCCAAGCCTTTACTTCTGCTCGACTTTCTTTAAACCCCATCGCCTTTGGTTTCTCTTGTGTGGCTATGACACCCATGTTCATTAATTCACGTTCCATCTGCGTTGGTATGTAGTCATTCATCTTGATAGCTCCTTTAGTCTCTCAATGTCATTGTCTACTTTATACTTAATATCATCGTCAAGGTTAAAAGCAATCGTCTTAGCTCCTGTCCATAGATGTATCTCTCTACTAAACTGCAAGGTCTTGTGTGCAGCATCAGGGTCTAGTGCTACAATAATATTGCTATACTCTGCTATTTTCTCCATATGTTTGTCTGTTAGAGACGTTCCAAGGATAGCCATAGCATTTACATTAGGTAAAATCTGCTTAATCACCAGGGCTGAGACACAATCCTCAACTATAATGAGTGTTTCACTGTCTGCATGTACAAAAAAGTAGTCACCTGCCCCTGTATATCTGTACCACTTAGGCTGTTTGTTGCCTACTGCTCGTCCATTAGCATCTATTATGCGTCCCTTATGATAGATAGGGAACACAACACGTTCATCTTTAACATCATAGAGTAGTCTAGAGTCCTTAAGACCCCACTGTGCTACAAATTTATGGTACTTATCATGCTCAGCGCTGGGCTGTACTACATATTCTGGTATTTCCATTGTTTCTCTCTCCGTTTCCCTTGGTGTTTCTCTTATTGAAAGTAGTTGCTTTATCTCCGCAGCAGTAAGGTCTACATTATGGTAGCCACCTATATTACAGTCTAACTTGTAACAGTTGTACTTGATCTGACCCATCTCTTTAGTAGCAGTGAAAGTATTTTTACCACTACAGGATGGACAATCTCTGCGGATAAACTCTTCATCTCTTAAGTTGAGACTATCTAAGTAACCTCTAATGTTCATAATCTACTTTTTCTCTCTATTGCGTAATGCTTTTTCTCGTAAGTTAATATGGAATGACAATTACAACATACAACTTCACATTTAAATATCTCTTCTTTTATTTCTCTCTTAGTCTTAGTATTATTTGATCTAACTAAGTTGTGACACTTTTGAGCTATTAAAAACTTCTTCTCAGCAGGATTAATATGGTTAAACTCTAAAGCTAAAGTATTTAAATTATACCCACACTTACTACAACCCTTAATTCTTTTGTATCTACGCAATATAGCCTGACCTTTATCATACTCTTTTCTTCTGCGTATCCTATCTTTTTGTATACTCTCTTCACTTCTCACTCTCATCTTCATTCCCTCTCGCTGATAGAGCTTTTCTTGCTCCACTAAATGTATTGACCATATAAGGCACAACACTATTCATGTTCTTGTGTCCAGTTACTTGACGTATTCCTGCAATGTCAACTCCTGCTTCGAGCATCTCAGTCACGGCAGTACGCCTTAAATCCATAGCTGTAAGCTCTCTTGGTAGATTAGCTTTGTCTAGTAACGTATTGATAATAGGGGATATTTCATCAATGTCATAGGCTGTAAAAGCACCAGACCTGGGCTTTACTCGTGGTGCTACAAACTCTTGAAAGCCAAAATCTTCCTGCTGCACTTGTAGCATTTGACATAAATTCTTACTAATAGGTAAGTGTACTTCTGCACCTCTCTTACTTTGTTTAATATCCAAGCGGCAATTAGTTAGGTCAAGAGTATCCCACTTTAGTAAGCGCATATCACCTACACGTTGACCCCATTCGTATGCCATATGCACAATCAAACCTATGCTTCGGTAGTTAAAATCACTATATGCCTGATCTAAGAAGCGTTTAACGTACTCTCTCGTCCACATCACTGTACGATTGTCCGACTTTTGTGTCTTAACTAAAGCTACAGGGTTGTGTATCATCACATCATAGCGCATTGAGTGCTTCCAACAGGCTGATAATACAGATTTCCTGTAGTTTGCTGTTCTGATACCCGATTGCAGCCACTGATTATATGCATCTGTTAAGTGTCTAACCTTTATATTCTTATTTTTGTAATCCCCAAGCGTCTTGTTTTCTACAAGTGTATCTAAAACAAAAGTCAAATTGGTTTCATAATCTTTCTGCGTCCTAGACTTCAAACGTTTAAAGGCATCTGAATACAAATAGAAGTCAGCTATTTCTTTTAGTGTAGCAGATTGCTTAGGGATTATTAGTTTCATTTCTTTCCTCTCTTCCTTGGTGGGTTTTTTAAACTCAGGTAGGATGTGACAATACATGCCATCCCACCGCCAACATAAAGTATGATTAGGAATATAAAAGTTCCTGCCATTGCAAAATCCATCATAGTATTATCCAGACCATAGTAAATATTATATAAGTTATAGGATCAAACATACTAAAACTCAAAC